TTGGTACATCATTTCAACTAAAGATTATATCTTGTTTATTAACAGATAGAATATTCTTACAACAAGTATATGATATTCTTAAACCTGAGATGTTTGATTCGGATGCTAACGAATGGTTAGTAACCAAAACAATGTCTCACTTTGATTCTTACTCATCGTTACCTACATTAGATGTATTTAAAAATGAAGTAGATAAGGTTGAAAGGGATGTTCTTAAACAATCGATTGTAGACAATCTAAAGCAAGTTTGGAACTTCTTAGAATCAGATGATTTAGAGTATGTTAAAGAACAAACTTTAGAGTTCTGTAAGAATCAAACATTTAAGAACGCAATATTAGAATCAGTTGATTTGTTGAATGATGGTAAATTCGATGTAATTAAATCGAAGATTGATAATGCTATGAAAGCAGGACAAGATACCGATATTGGACACGAATATAAAGAAAATATTGTTGAGAGATATGAATCTACAGTTAGAGATGTTATTCCATCAGGTTGGGATGTTATTGATGAATTGGTAGATGGTGGTTTTGGTAAAGGTGAACTAATAATGTTCGCAGCACCACCAGGTATTGGTAAATCTTGGGCATTAGTAAATGTTGGAATGGCAGCAGCTAAAAAAGGTAAAACTGTAGTTCATTATACATTAGAACTTAATGAAGGTTATGTAGGGCAAAGATATGATGCCGTATTGACTGGAATCGCAGTTCCTAATCTCAAATTCAATATCGATGATGTTAAAAATCAAGTCCAAAGCTTGAATGGTGATATCATCGTAAAACATTGGCCTACCAAATCCGCAGGATTGAATACTATGAGAGCATCTTTAGATAAACTGAAGTTGCAAGGTAAAAATCCTGATGTGATTATAGTAGATTACGCTGATTTGTTAAAAGGTAATAGTAGAAAAGAACGACACGAAGAATTAGAAGAAATCGTAGAAGGTTTACGAGGTATTGCAGGTGAATATGAGTGTCCGTTGTTTACAGCATCACAAATTAATCGTAGTGGGGCTGAAGATGATATTATTACTGGTACTAAAATCGCAGGTTCATTCTCAAAACTGATGACAGCTGATTTTGTTGTATCTCTCAGTAGAAAGATAGAAGATAAATTAGCAGGTACAGGTCGTTGGCATGTAATTAAAAACAGATTTGGACCAGATGGAATGACTTTACCTTCAAAAGCAAATATGAGTAATGGTAGAATTAACATTTACTCTGATGATTCCATTGATGGTAAAAAAACCCAAAGTGATATGAACAAAGGGGAGAGTTTAGTAAGAAAAAATTTGTTACAAAAATATAACGAAATGAATTCAGATATTGGTTTTTAATCCATACTTATAATCACCGAAAAGAACTTAAATACAAAAATAATAGAACAAAATTATGGCAAAAATATTCACAGAACGCATACCATTTAAACCATTTGAATACCCAGAATATTATACCGAAGGTTGGTTGAAACAAGCACAAGCATTTTGGTTACATACTGAAATACCAATGCAAGGGGATTTAAAGGATTGGAATGAAAATCTTAATAAATCAGAAAAACATTTAGTAGGTAATATCCTATTAGGATTCGCACAAACAGAATGTGCAGTATCGGATTATTGGACTACTATGGTAACCAAATGGTTTCCTAAACACGAAATAAAACAAATGGCTATGATGTTTGGTTCGCAAGAAACAATTCATGCAACCGCTTACTCATACCTAAACGAATCTTTGGGATTAGAAGATTTCGAAGCTTTCCTACACGAACCTGCAATAGCAGAAAAGTTTGAATTCCTAACCGCTACTTCAGCAGAATGGACTCATGAGGATTTACAAAAAAATCCTAAAGCGAGAAAAGAAGTAGCCCGTTCATTAGCGATATTCTCAGCTTTTGCAGAAGGTGTATCTTTATATAGTAGTTTTGCAGTTCTGTATTCTTTTCAGATGAGAAATCTTCTGAAAGGAATCGGACAGCAAATGAAGTGGAGTGTAAGAGATGAATCTCTTCATTCTAAAATGGGATGTCAGTTATTCAGACATATGTGTGATGAATATCCTGAACTTTTTGATGAAGTAAAGGATGATGTTGTTCAAGCAGCTAAATATATGGTTGAGATGGAACACAAATTCATTGATAAAATGTTTGAAATGGGTGATTTGGAAAATATGAAAGCAGATGATTTAAAACACTTTATTTCTAAAAGAGGTAATGAAAAACTAAAAGAATTAGGATATGAAGGTGTATTTGAATGGAATGATGAAAAAGCTTCTGAATTAGATTGGTTCTACCATTTGACAGGTGGAACAACACATACAGATTTCTTCGCAGTAAGACCTACCGATTACTCTAAGGCAAACGAAGGAGAAGATTTCAACGATATTTGGTAAAATAATAAAAAATAAAGTTATGAGTTTTGATGAATTAATTACAAACGTAATTGGGTGGGCTGATGATAAAGGTATCTTAGTAAAAGATAACGCACCCAAACAAATGTTAAAAGTTTTGGAAGAAGTGGGTGAAACCGCTGGAGCATTACTTAAAGAAGATAGGGATGAGATGGTAGATGGTATCGGAGATTCATTCGTTACATTAATCATACTATCGATGCAGTTAGGATTACATCCTTCAGAATGTTTAGAAGCTGCATGGGACGAGATAAAAGATAGAAAAGGTAAAACTAAAAACGGAGTGTTTATAAAAGAATGAAAAATTACGGCGCCGAGTTAGATTGGGAAATAGACGTAGATTTTCCATCTTGGGCAAATACAGAAATCTACGTTAAGACAATATCAAAGGGATACTTACTTGAAGGTGAAAAACCTAAAGATGCATATTGGAGAGTAGCAACAACAGCTGCTCGAAGATTAGGTAAACCACAAATGGCAACTAAATTTTTCGATTATATTTGGAAGGGTTGGTTAAACTTAGCAACTCCTGTTTTATCAAACACTGGTACTGATAGAGGATTACCTATCAGTTGTTTTGGAATTGATGTAGCTGATTCTATTCAAGATATCGGTACTAAGAATTTAGAAATGATGTTACTCGCTAAACATGGTGGTGGAGTAGGTGTTGGTTTGAATATGATTCGACCAGCAGGTTCTAATATTACTCAAAATGGTACATCCGATGGTGTTGTTCCATTTGCTAAGATTTATGATTCTACAATCCTTGCTACCAATCAAGGTTCTGTAAGAAGAGGGGCAGCATCTGTTAACCTTAATATTGACCACGATGATTTTGATGAGTGGATTGAAATCAGAGAACCAAAAGGTGATGTAAACAGACAATGTTTGAATTTACATCAATGTGTGGTTGTTGGTGATAAGTTTATGAGAAGATTGGAAGATGGTGATTCAGAAGCTCGTAGAAAATGGGGTAAGGTACTTCAAAAGAGAAAAGCAACTGGTGAACCATATGTAATGTTCAAAGGTAATATCAACAAAGCAAATCCACCGATGTATAAGGATAATGGATTGAAAGTTCATATGACTAACATTTGTTCTGAGATTACATTACATACAGATGAATCACATTCATTCGTTTGTTGTTTATCTTCACTTAATCTATCAAAGTACGATGAGTGGAAACATACCGATTTAATCTATACTGCAACTTGGTTCTTAGATGGTATCTTATCAGAGTTCTTACAAAGAGCTAAGAATATGAGAGGGTTCGAAAACGCAGTACGTTCAGCAGAAAAGGGTAGAGCATTAGGATTAGGTGTATTAGGATGGCATACATATCTACAACAAAAAGGTATTCCATTTGATTCACTACCAGCTCAGTTTGAAACTCGTAGAATCTTTTCACAATTAAAGATTGAATCTGAAAGAGCAAGTAGAGATATGGGTGCAGAATTAGGTGAACCATTATGGTGTAAAGATAGTGGTATGAGAAATACTCACCTAAGAGCAGTTGCACCAACTGTATCAAACTCAAAGTTAGCAGGAAACGTATCACCAGGTATTGAACCTTGGGCAGCAAACGTATTTACAGAACAAACCTCAAAAGGAACGTTCATTAGAAAAAATAGAGAATTAGAAAAAGCACTTAGAAAAGCAGGTATCAATAACAAAGATACTTGGGATAAAATATTAGCCGATGGTGGTTCTATTCAAGATATCAAAGAATTAGATAAATGGGTATATTGTGATGGAAAACTAACTGAAGTAAATGGTAAGGTTGATACTACTAAGTGTGATAGAGTAAAAGATGTGTTTAAAACATTCAAAGAGATTAATCAATTAGAATTGGTTAGACAGGCTGGAGTTAGACAACAATACATCGACCAAGGAGTTTCGTTGAACTTAGCATTTCCATCAGAGGCAACACCAAAGTGGATGAATATGGTTCATTTGGAAGCTTGGAAGCAGGGTGTAAAAACATTATATTACACTCGAACCGAATCTGTACTTAGAGGTGATATCGCAGCACAGGCGATGGACCCGGATTGTATAAGTTGTGATGGATAATATTAAATAAATTGTAGAATGATTAAAAAGAAGGAAAAAGATGAAGTATTTGTATTTCTCAGCCCAATGGTGTGGTCCGTGTAAGACCTTATCGCCAATAATGAACGAAGTATCAGCATTAGTTTCTGTTGAAAAAATTGATGTTGATTTAGATTACGAAAGAGCACAACAATATGGTGTTAGGAATATCCCAACAGTTGTATTGGTGGAAGGTGAAACTGAAGTAAAACGATTTATTGGAGTTCAACCAAAACAAAATTATATTAATGCAGTAAAATAAATTTGGATTTTTGAAAAAAAAGTTGTATATTAGTAATAAGTTACGAAAAAGTATGGCATTAAGAGGTGAATCACATCCACAACATAAATTAACTGAAGAGCAAGTTTACACAATCCGAAAACTATGGAAAGTAGGACATCGGAATGTTAGAGTATTGGCTAGAAATAATGGTGTATCACCTGCTAATATTCGTAGAATCGTTAAGAATGAAACGTGGACTCATCTCTTAGTAGGTGAATTTGATAAATACCAATAATGAAAGAAGTAGGAAAGAAGTATTGTGATACATCCAAATTATCAGTAAGAAAAATTTCCAAATCCGTAGCTAAAGATATAGTAATAAAAAACCACTATTCACATTTGTGGACTAAAGTATCTTACGCTATTGGTTTGTATGTTGAGGATGATTCACATCAGTTCTTTAATACTTCAGAAAAACTTATAGGTGTAGCTTGTTATGGAGACCCGATTGGTAGATTGAGTGGACAATCCATAACTGAACTATTAGATAGAACGGAAGTTTTAGAATTAGTTCGATTATTTGTATTTGATGATTATGGTTCAAATATAGAAAGTTGGTTCTTAGGTAAAACCTTTCAATGGTTAAGAGAGAACACACCACATATCAAAGGATTGATATCATATTCAGACCCTAAAGAAGGTCATAACGGAACTATCTACCAAGCAACGAATTGGATTTATCAGGGTGATAAGTTACGATTCAACGATAGTTGGAGTTTTAAGTTTAGTGAAGATGGGGAGTGGCAGCATGGGAGAACGATATTTCCATATTATGGAACTAACGACCCAAAGAAAATCCAACAACAGATTGATAAACCATTTTGGATTCGTAAAGAACCACGTAAACATCGATATGTTTACATTCTTGCTAAAGGTGGTGAAAGAAGGAAGTTACTTAAAAATCTGAAACATCCATCTTTACCATATCCAAAATCAGAAAATGAAGTAGAATTAGAAATTAAAAAATTAGAACCAATTGAAAGTAGAGGGTAAACATTATTGTGATGTAAGTAGAGTTAGTGTAGCTCCGATAGCAAAATCTATCGCTAAAGATATTATCATAAAGAAACACTATACTCACGCTTGGACTGCGTGTAGATACGCATTGGGTATTTACTACAAAGGTGATGAAGCAGATGTGTTCGGTAATCAACAACAACTTATAGGATGTGCTATTTACGGATTCCCAGTCGGAGCAAAAGCACCTACTTCAGTATGTGAGGATTTAACCAAAGATAATATCTTAGAGTTGACTCGTTTGTACGTTGATGATGGATATGGTTCTAATATTGAATCAAACGCACTATCTAAAACATTTAAGTGGATTAAAGAAAACGATAAGAACATCAAAGTTCTATTATCATACGCTGATAATGGACAAGAACACTTAGGTGGTATTTACCAAGCTACCAATTGGATATATCAAGGTTTGAATACTGATATCGCTCTAATGCCTAATTGGGGCATCTCACTTACAAAAGACCCATATCAATGGATTCATAGTAGAACTGTATTCAACAATTGGGGTAGTGGTAATTTAGAACACTTAAAAAGAGAAATAGGTAAAGATGGATACAAAGAGTTTTGGCGAAGAGAAGAACCACCAAAACATAGATACATCCAATTACTACCTCAGAGTAAGAAAGAAAAGAAGAATTTAATGAAAAGGTTGAAGCATGAAATCAAACCTTATCCTAAATCAGCAAGAGATTATAATACGGATGTTATCAGACACGATACATATCCACCAGAAGAAAGTAATGAGATAAATTTTTGGTAAATTGTTTGGTGGTTTAAAAAATATTTCGTATATTTGTTACGAATATGGTGGTTGCACACCTTAAAATGTGAAAGGAGTTAACTTTTGTGGTAATAAGAACCCGATATATTTCTCCTACAATTAATGTTTAATTAAAAAAAAAGTAAATTATGAACAAAAAAGCAAAATCTCCTTTTAGAGAAGGAGTTACCGAAAGGTACGATGAACTATATCCAACTAAATTATTGAGATATGGTGATGATAACGCAGAGTTATATTATGATAAAGATGATGCTGAATACTACGAAAATCTTAAAGTTAGTATTCGTGACAATGGTTTAAGAACTCCAATAACTGTTTATGGGGATGATGAAACCAAATCAGGAAATACGAGATTGAAAGCTTGTATAGAATTAGGATACGAATTCATTCCATTGAATCGTACAATATTACCTAAACCTACAGATAAGTTTTCTAACCTTATGGCATTACAGATGGAAAATCAAACAAGACCATCTAATATCCGTAGACAATATAATCAAATAGTTCAAACAGTAGCAGCTTATGAATCAGTACATAATAAAACTTGTTCAGCTAATATCATTGAAAAAGAAATATGTCCAGCAGCTCAGATGAGTTATAATATGTATAAAAACTTATATTCTTTAGAAACAAGTAGACCTGATTTATTTAATAGAGTAATCGATAGTAATGGTTCTAAACTTTCACCTGGTAAAGCAGTTGAGTTGATGAAGCAAGATTTATTAAAATCTAAACAACTTAATATATCTTCAGCTTTAGAAAATGCAGTTACTAGAGAAGATGTAACATACGCAGTAAATGCAGTTTCAAACGCATTATTATCTCTAAAAGAGGTTAATATTAATGGGAGAGCTGGTAATCAGATTAAAGCATTTGATAACATTCAACAAAACACAATCGGTGGATTAGTACATGAAGTATTTACTAATTCAGTTGCACATTCTATAAATCATAGAGCTAACAATCCCGATGAGGTAACGGCGTTTCCACCAAAGAAACATAATGATGAGGATATACAATTTCCAAAACATAATGGTGGTATCGAAGTAAAAACCTGTCTTATTAAAGATGGTAACAAAATGAAGTTTGTTTGTAAAAATCCAAAAGCTGGATATATGTTATTTGCAGGATTCTCACCAGAATATGATAGATGTTATGTTTCTTATGGAAGAACGGATGGTTCACTTTGGAAGAAAGCTGGAGCAGCATACGCTAACATTGATATGGTTAAATTAATGGAATCTAATTTGGATACATTTTTTGGAGATTTAAAGCTTGAAAAAGATAAAGTAATAGTAAATTCAGATAAATTATCAATTATATGAGAGTATTAGTAATACCAAACTATACTAACTTTGGACAAGTAAAGGACATCAATAGGGATTCATTCCTATTGGTGTTCAAGTCCTTTTTAGATAATACCAAAATAGGAAAAGAATGGGAATGGATTCTACCATATCCTGGCGGACACCATAACCATCCTGGTATTATCAACGGATTCGATTATCCAAATGTTAGTTTAAGGAAGATGGATATCATTGAACCATTCCCACCTAAAATGAGGGTGGATTATCCGTATAGGTTCTTTGATAAACTTATAGAAAAAGAAGAATCAAAATTTAATTTGATTTGGTCACATCTTCCTGAGTGGACTAACAATTATGTTATCACTCGAATCTATAACAAATTACAACCGATTATTGGATATTGCCATTGGAGTGAAATACCTAATAACGGAGCAAGAACTGAGAATTCCTTTTGGAATAATCTTAGAGGTATCTTACAAATGAAAGTATGTGGTGTAAACTCAAACTATCAGAAAGGTGTTATTCTTGAAAACGCAGCTAAAGATTTCCAACCACATATTGTTGAGAAGTTAGATAAGATTATTCAACCTTGGTATTTGGGTTGTGATTCAGCTACTCCATCAAATGGATATGATGATAAAACAATTGTGTTCAATCATAGAGAAGGTGTTTATACTGGTTCTAAGTGGTTTTGGGAAAGTATGGATGATTTGTGGAAAGAAAGACAAGATTTCAAAGTTTACACTACTCTAAAAGAAATGGGTAAACCATATACTAAATATATTGGACACGCTGATAGAGAAGTATATCTAAATCAGTTATCTAAAGCACATTTTGGTGTAGGTACTTTTCAAGGTTATTCAGCTTGGAGTATGAGTGCTACTGATGGATTAAGTAGG